ATCTTTCTTTTTACCCCGAAACCGAGTCAAAAATCCATGATCAAGACTAAATGGTTCAGTTCGGCTCAAAATGGCTGAGATCGGCTCACACGGGCTTGAATCGGGCAGGGTAGGGGTAACAGAACCTCGTATTCGCTCCAAAAGCCTAGATTTACCTTCACGCGGTCAAGAAATGATTGACTTTTGCAAAGAAATCGGTCATCCCTTGCTTAAATGGCAGGAACTCCTCGCGATTGAAACCCTGAAGTACAAACCTGATGGACGATGGGCGCACCCGATTGTTGGGGTCATGATTGCAAGACAAAACGGAAAATCAACATTTATGGCGCTTCGTATCCTGTTTGGAATTTACAAACTCGATGAGAAAATGCACCTTGCAACTGCTCACAAACTAACTACATCGGCAGAAATCTTTTTTAAGGTTGGTCAAATGATTGAGGACTCGCCTATTCTGCAGGCTAACTTTGCTAAGAAGTACGAGTCCAAAGGATCGCAGGAAATTCGATTCCTCAATGGCGCTCGTTACTTAATTCGAGCAGGTAACTCAGCAGCTCGAGGTATTGCCGCTCCTGATGTCATTCATATCGACGAGTTACGCGAATTTACCGATGAGGAAATTTGGTCATCCATGCGATTTACTCAAATGAGTAACAAGAATCCTCAGGCAATCGTTTATTCAAACGCCGGACATGCTCAATCGGTTTTACTTCTAAAGTTAAGAGAGCGTGGACTTGCAGCTTCTCAAGGAGGTGAGGATTCTATTGGTTGGTTTGAGTGGTCAGCCGAACAGGACAAGCCAATCAATGACATTGAGGGGTGGTATCAGGCAAATCCATCTTTAGGCTACACAATCCACGAGGACAACATTAGAGATTCGCTTTCAGATCGCGAGGACATTTTCCGGACGGAGGTTTTGTGTCAATTTGTTGACATGATAAATCCAGTCATCATCCCGAGCGAGTGGGCGAAATGCAAGGACGAGAAAGTCAAACTCGATGTTGAAAAGGATACTTGGTTTGCCATCGATCTTAGTCCCGACCGTCAACATGCAGCTCTCGTTGCAGGTCAAAGAATCGGCAAAGATAAATTTATGGTTTCCTTACTACAGACTTGGTACAACCCAATTAACCTCGATGACAAATTGCTTGCAAATGATGTCGCAACTTGGGTGCGTAAGTATCCCGTCAACACAGTGGCGTTCAGCAAGTCAACCGCAGCAGCAGTTGCCGCTAGGTTGCAACCTGCAGGCATCCCAATCCATGAAATTTCAGGAATTGAATATCAACAAAGCTGCGATGAGTTTGTTTCTGCTATTTCATCAAATCGTCTAGTCCATAAAGGACAAGAGGAACTCGACAAGCAGGTTTTGTCCGCCGTCAAACTCCAACGAGGTGATGGCGGTTGGGTCATGGGCAGATTGAAATCAGGAATTGTTTGCGGTGGAGTTGCAGCTTCAATGGTGACTCATTTTGCGACACGGGCAGAAACAGAAGTTGACATTCAAGTCGGTTGACATAATGCTATAATTTGTCTAATGGCACTGTTAGACTTTTTCATTCCTAAAACTCCTGCTGCTCCTTTGACAGTCGATGCAGCATCTACACCTGCGCCTTTCAACAATACAGGATCAATTTCACCTTTCATTTTTACATCTAGCGCTGCAACACGCGCTCAAGCAATGGCAGTTCCAACAATCGCACGCGCTCGAGGAATTCTTTGCTCAACAGTTGCAAGTTTGCCAATGGAGCAATACTCAAAACTTAACGGCGCACATTTACCAACTCCATCAGTAATCAATCAACCTGATCCACGCGTTCCGGGTTCTGCAATCTACGCATGGTTAGCGGAGGATTTATTATTTCACGGGGTCGGTTACGGAATGGTAATGGAGCAGTACGGTGACACCGGTCGCGTGCGTTCATGGACTCGAATCGCACCTGATCGCGTAACACAAAAGTTAAATCATTTACAAACTGAAATTATTGGTTATCAAGTCGATGGAAGTATCGTGCCAACACAAGGTGTCGGTTCTCTCGTTGTTTTTTACGGTTTAGATGAAGGAATTCTTAATCGCGCAGGTCGCACAATTCGTGCGGCACATGCTTTGGAACAAGCTGCAGAAACTTTTGCAAAAGAGCCTGTTCCATTGCAGGTTTTGAAATCAAATGGCACAAACTTGCCTGCAGAACGCATTGCAAAATTGCTCGAAGCATGGCGCGCAGCTCGTCTAAACAAATCAACCGCATTTCTTAATGCTGATGTCGAATTGCAAGCGTTGGGCATCGATCCAGCGAAACTCCAACTCAATGAGGCGCGCCAGTATGTCGCTTTGGAATTGGCTCGCGCTTGCAACCTTCCTGCGTACTTTGTCAGCGCTGAAACAACTTCGATGACTTACTCAAACACTCAATCCGAGCGTAGAGGACTTATTGACTTCTCACTTCGTCCAATCTTAACTGCGATTGAACAACGCCTCAGCATGCCAGATTTTGTCAGCAGCACCACAGAAATTCGCTTCTCGTTAGATGACTTCCTTCGTGGAAATGCGTTGGAGCGTGCTCAGGTTTATCAAATTCTTAACACAATCGGTGCAATGTCAGTCGAACAAATCAGAGAAGAAGAAGATTTAATCGACAATGGAGAAAGAGCATAAAATGAAAATAACAATGCCAGTCACACTCACTGCATCCGATGCTGAATCACGCATCATTGCAGGTCGCATAGTTCAATGGGATGCGGTAGGAAATACATCCGCAGGTCAGACAAAGTTCTTGCCAAACTCAATCGAATTTAGCAATGACACAAAATTAGTTTTAGAACATGAGCAAACAAAGCCAATCGGCAAATTGATGGAGTGGTCACAGGATGAAACAGGCATTACTGCCTCATTCAAGATTGCTAAAACGACGGCAGGAAATGATGCACTTGAAGAAGCCGCAACAGGACTGCGATCAGATTTTTCAGTCGGTGTTCAAGTTAATGACTGGACAAACGATAAAGGCGTTATGGCTATCAGTTCGAGTTCTCTCGTAGAAGTCAGCCTTGTCACATCAGGCGCAATTCCCGGAGCAGAAGTTGCTCGCGTTGCCGCAGTAGATACATCCGAAGTTTCTGAGGAATCTCAGGAAGTTACACAATCCAATCCCGAAGGAGAACAAGTGTCAGACACTACCGTTCCAGAAGCATCTGCCGCAGAAACGGTAGAGGCTGCTAAGGTTGAAGTAAAGGCTGCAACAGCACCTTACATTTCAACAACTGTTCGCAATCCAATCGTAGATAAGGCTTCTTATCTTGAGCACTCAGTTCGTGCAAAGTTAGGTTCAGAAGAATCACGCATGTTTGTAGCTGCAGCAGCAGACACAACAGACAATGCAGGACTCGTTCCAACTCGTCAACTGACTGAGGTCATTAACGGCATTTCAAATGCTGATCGTCCAATCATTGATTCAGTTTCTCGCGGTGCGCTACCTGATGCAGGTATGACATTCGAGATTCCAAAAATTACTGTTGCTCCAACTGTTGCAGTTGCATCAGAGGGTGGAACACCATCAGAAACAGATCAGAACGCCGCGTTCGTTTCAGTAAATGTTCAGAAATTTATTGGTCAACAGACATTCAGCCTCGAGCTGCTAGATCGTTCATCTCCAGCGTTCTTTGCTGAACTTGTTCGTCAAATGGAATACGCATACGCAAAGGCAACAGATATTGCAGTTGGTACTGCGTTAATCAACGGCGGAACAGATGGCGGAAACCGCGCAGCTCTTACAACAGGCGCTCTTGTTGCAGATTTCGTTTCAGATGCAGCAGTTTCCATTTACAAGGGAACACTTGGTTTCGCACAAAACATCATCGTATCTCCTGAACAATGGGGCGCATTGATGGGCTTGGTCGATACTGCAAACCGTCCAATTTTCACACAGACAATCAACCCACAAAACGCAGGCGGCGATTTAACTGCAACTGCGATTCGTGGAAACCTTCTTGGACTGAACCTTCGCGTTTCACGCGCATTAACAGATGGTTCAGGACTTGGCGACAACACACTTCTTGTTGTTAACCCTGATGCTTACACATGGTACGAGTCACCACGCTTGTCACTACAAACAAACATCATCTCAACAGGTCAAGTTCAAGTTGGCTATTACGGCTACGGCGCAGTTGCAACAAAACTTGGTGCAGGCGCATACCGTTTCATGGTTGCTTAATAACAAACTAATCATGAGGGGGAGGTTGCTCCCGATCTCCCCCTCAGCCGTTTAACAGAGAGGTGTAGAAATGGCTTCAATCGTCACAGTTGCAGAACTGCGTTCTATTCTTGGCGTTTCTACATCTCTTTATTCGGATGCTTACCTCACTGATGTTATTGATACCAGCGAAGCAGTAATTTTGCCGATGCTCGTCAAGTACGCATCGCCTATTTCAAAAGTGCAGCTTGAAAGCAACATTGCAACTTATGCAGTCTTGGGAAACAACAACTTCTCAGAAGGTCAAAGCGTTGTTATTACTGGATGCGGTTCGCCTTTTAATGGCACATTTACGATTCTAGAATCAAGCAATTTAGATTTTGACGATATTGTCATTAACTCAAATCAAAGAATTTTTATCGATGGACTTTACAAAGATTTCAATGCCTATTTCACAGTTGCTATCACCAATGCAGATATTCTTGAGCGTAATGTCATCCCATCAGGACTTGCCACCCTATCAGGTGCAGCTACTTATGTTGGTGTGCCAGCAGTCGAATCTGCCGTTCTCGCAGTTGCAGTCGAAGTGTTCCAATCCCGAATTGCTCCAGGTGGACAAATCGAGGGCGTAGATTTCACATCAGTTTCACCCTATCGGCTCGGGAGATCATTATTTAATAGAGTTTCAGGATTGCTTGGGCAATACCTAGATGTTGAAACAATGGCTCAATAATGCCAGCTTCAACAATCCTTTCGTCAGTCCGTCAACCTTTAGCAACTGCCCTCGGTGGCGTTGCAGCTAATGTTTATGCTTATGTTCCCGAAGCGCCGCAAGTACCATTTTGCGTTACAGTTCCGGACTCGCCTTACCTTGAATTAGAAACAATCAGTAAGTCAATTTTGCACACAAAGATAAATCTTGTGATTTCAATTGCAGTTGCTTACAACTCCAATCCAGCAAGCCTGGACAATTTGGAACAACTTATCATGAGCGTTCTCGCCGTCATCCCTAGCGGATACACGATCGAGGCGGTTGAAAAACCTACAGTTACTCAAGTCGGTCCATCAAATGTTTTGGTGTCCGATGTTCGGGTTTCCACCTACTACACACAAACAAACTAAGGACAAAAAATGGCAACTAAGGTCTTAACAGGTCGCGATGTTTCCTTGTCTTTTTCAGGTTCACTGGGAACAGACATCGATGCTCAAGCACTTTCAGCGACTTTGACAAAAACAATAGATCGTCAAACTTACCAAACACTTGATGGTGAAGCGTACAAAACAGTAAATGTTGAAGCGGAATTTACAATGGAAATTTTGGCAGACTGGGGAAAAACATCATCAGTTTGTGAAGCTCTTTGGACTGCAGCAGATAACACGCCTGATTCCACTTTCACAGTTACAATGACTGTTGAAACTGGTCACACTTTCGCATTTGACTGCCTACCAGCATACCCACAACCTGTGGGCGGAACTGGAGCAGATGCACAGACTGTGACCTTCACCTTTAAGGTATCTAAGGGCGCAGTAACAGAAACATTCTAAGAATAGAAACGGGAGCACAAAATGAAACTGCCAATCTTAATTGAGTTAAGCTCAGGCGAATTAGCAACTTATGTTGCACAACCGCCAGAGTGGGCTAAATGGGAAAAAGCAACAGGCAACACCATAAGCAAGGCTCAGGATTCCATTGGAATTTGGGACTTAATGTTTTTAGCGTATAACGCTATGAAGCGTGAAGCAGGTGGTAAGCCAGTTAAGGCATTTGAGGTTTGGATGGAATCAGTTGCTAATGTAACTGTTTTGGACGCAGACCCAAAAGTTTCGAGCCAGGAAGCATCAACAGAATCCTAATCCAGTTAGCACTGGCAACAGGAATCCCGATGAATGAATGGCAAACCGCAGAGGAAATTCTTACCGCGTTAGAAATACTTAAGGAGCAAGGAAATGGCAAAGGCTGAAATAGCATTTGACAAGACCGAACTTCGTGGCGTTTTTAAGGCGCTAAAAAACATGGATGAAGCTGCGACAGATGAAGCAAGAAAGCAGTCAGGCGCTCTCGCAGAGTATGCACGCAAAGAAGTGATCGGCACTGCTAACGGTTTGCAATCTAAAGCCGTAGCAGGTCGCATCGCTGAAGGTGCAAGAGTAAAGAAGTCATCAAAGATTGGCGAGATTACTTACGGTTTCGCATCTCAGAAATTTAGCGGTGGAGCAACCACCAAAGACATTTGGGGCGGTTCTGAGTTTGGTTCAAATAAATATAAGCAGTTCCCTGTTTGGTCAGGGCGTGAGGGTCGCGGTTCAAAGGGTTGGTTTATTTATCCAACACTTCGCAGAATCCAACCTTACATTGTCAGTGAATGGACTGCATCGTTTAGTCGCATCTTGAAAGAGTGGGGATAATGGCAACAGGTACTAGAGCATTAACCCTCAAACTCATTGCGGACATTGATGACTTTAATAAAAATCTAAATAAAGGCTCAACTGAGGTCGAAGGCTTCGGAGGCAAGATTGAGAAGTTTGGCAAAGTCGCAGCAGCAGCATTTGCAGCAGCAGCAGCGGCAGCAGTTGCCTACGCGGGCAAACTCGCCATCGATGGAGTGAAGGCAGCGATTGAGGATGAAGCTGCTCAGGTTCGCCTTGCAGGAGCATTGGAACGCGCTACGGGAGCAACTCGAGATCAGATTGCGGCAGTCGAACAACAAATCACAAAAACTGCCCTTGCAACAGGTGTAGCCGATGATCAATTGCGACCTGCATTAGCACGCTTGGCAATTTCAACAGGTGACACTGCTAAGGCTCAAGATTTACTTAACCTAGCCCTCGATGTCGCTCAGGCAACAGGCAAGCCAGTTGAAACAGTTGCAAACGCATTGGGTAAAGCCTATGACGGAAACACTGCATCTCTCGGAAAACTAGGCATTGGACTATCGGCAGCAGAACTCAAAACAATGAGTTTCACTGAGGTTCAAGGAAAACTTTCAGACTTATTTGGTGGAGCAGCAGCGGCGAACGCCGAAACATTTCAGGGTCGCATGGCTCGCCTTCGCGTGGCATTTGATGAAGCGAAAGAATCTATCGGCTTTGCATTATTGCCAATCATTGAACGCTTAGTTGATTTTATTGTTAATCAAGTTGTACCTAATTTTGAGAAGTTTGCTAAAGCATTTGACCCAATTAAGAAAGCAATCATTGACAACAAAGAATCATTCCAAACCTTATTTAACTTTATCGGCGATTATGTTATTCCAATTCTGACCAATCTTGCAGGTGGAGCGCTTCGCGTTGTCGGTGAAGTGTTTGGCAAAATCATTGGCATTATTGGTTCAGCAATTGACAAAATCGCAGACTTTGTTGAGTCAGTCAAGAACATGGTCAATGCGGTTATCAGTGCTTACAATCGCCTCCCAACCCCTGACATTGCCTTAATTGGCGCCGGCGGTGGTAATTTTGCAACAGGTGGCAGTTCAGGTGCAATTAGCGGTGGGGGCAATGCAGGAATACTCGCTGCGGTTTCAGGATTGGCAACAGTATCCTCAAGCATGGCAGGTTTGGCAGGCGGTGGCGGCGGCGGTGGTAAGGGTGCGACCGCAGCTAATAAAGCAGCTTTTGCAAAACTTGAAGCCGATGCAGCAAAACTTGGTGATTTAGTAGATCAACTTATGGGAGTCCAACAGGTTGACCCATTCGCTTATGGTTCATTTAGACTTGGCGAAGCAAAGTCAATGCAGCAATACAACATCACCGTCAACGGTGCAATTGATTCAGAATCTACTGCCCGCCAAATTGTAGAAATTCTTAATGACTCATCCGCTCGAGGAACGCTCGGAGCAGGAGCATTTGACCGATGACCGCTTGGAGTCCTGTTTGGCAGGTGTCAATTAACGGTGGGACTTTCACAACGGTCACACTCTCAAACCTGACTATTTCATCAGGTCGAACAGACATTTATCGTCAACCTGTTGCAGGCTATTGTTCGGTTGAGATACTTAACACAAATCAGTCAAACCTCAGCATTGAAATCAATGACCAAATATCAATTCAGGTCAAGGATTCAACAAATACCTTCAAACCTATCTTTGGCGGTTTTATTACCGACATCGATCAAAGCGTTAAACAAACAGGTGCTCTTGCCATTGTTCAAACTTTCAAAGTGACCGCATTGGGTGCATTATCGAAATTGCCTAAGGCTTTAACTGAAGGAGTTCTATCACGAGCTAATGACGGCGATCAAATTTATTCAATTCTTTCAGACTTGTTATTTAACACTTGGAATGAAGTACCTGCAGCTCTTACATGGGCTACTTACAACGCGACCGAAACATGGGCAAATGCTGAAAACTCAGGACTTGGTGAAATTGACCGTCCGGGAGATTATGACCTCGCTGCACGATCGGCGGAAACAACAGATGTTTATTCGCTTGTTGCAGGGCTTGCAACATCAGGACTGGGATACATTTATGAGGATGCTCAAGGTCGAATCGGTTATGCGGATTCAACTCATCGAAGCGAGTATCTAGCAGCTAATGGATACCTCGAAGTTACTGGGCATCATGCCCTTTCTCAGGGCGTGGCAACCTCTCGCAAACTAGGTGACATCCGCAATTCGGTAACAATTACCTATCGCAACAATAATGAGCGATCCGCATCAGATGCAGCTTCAATCGCGCTTTATGGCACACAGGCTCAAAACATCCTAACTTCATTGCATGATGCCGCAGATGCTACTTCTCAGGCAAACTTCTATCTTTCACTTCGCGCTTATCCTCAAAGCCTGTTTAAGTCCATCACCTTTGAACTAACCAACCCTGAAATAGATGATGCAGATCGTGACCGCCTTATCAATGTTTTTATGGGCGAGGCATTAGACATCACGGACTTACCTGCAAACATGACCGGGGGCAGATTTCAGGGATTTGTTGAGGGTTGGACTTTCAACGCCGGATTTAACAAACTATCGGTGACTCTTAATCTTTCGCCTGTTGCGTTTAGCCTTCAGGCATTTAGATGGAACAATGTCCCAATTACTGAAACTTGGAACACAATCTCACCAACCTTGCAATGGATTAACGCTACAATAGTAGCCTGACAATAGGAGAACAATGGCAACAACGACCAATTACGGGTGGGCAACCCCTGATGACACCGCGCTCGTCAAGGATGGCGCATCGGCAATCCGCACGCTCGGTTCGTCAGTTGACACAACTACTAAAGCCTTGAACCCATCCACAACTTTAGGCGATATTGAATATCGTTCATCTACTGCCAACACAAACACACGCTTACCCATTGGAACTTCAGGACAGGTTCTTAGCGTTTCTGGTGGAGTGCCAGCGTGGACTACTCCAACAAGCGGTTCAATGACTTTACTGAGCACAACTGCTTTATCGACAAACTCGGTAACGGTATCAAGCATTAGCGGAAGTTACAAAAACCTTGTAATTCAAGTAATCGGAGCAAAAGTTTCATCAGGTAGCGGTGCTTTAATGATGCGTCTAAATGGCGTAACAACTTCAACTTATACACATTCATTTTTTGGCAATGGCGATAGCGCGCTTAATGCAAGCACTAACCAAACAAAACAAAATTTATACACTGGAACTGGAACTGCCGCAAATAATAGAATTGCACAGGTTACTATCCAAAATTACACAAATGCAACCAGCACAAAAGGTTGGATTTTAAATTGCGATACTGGAAGTCTTGGAACTTATATTTTTGGCATTGGTGGAAGCGCAGATATAACTGCTGCAATTACATCTGTCACCATTTTTGAAAATGATGGAAACAGTTTTAATGGCGGGTCAATCTACATTTATGGAGTGAACTAATGGCTAAAACAACTACACCGCAGGTTAAAATCGTAAATTCTGAAACGGGCGAGGAAATCATCCGCGACATGAACGCTGATGAATTAGCTCAACTTGAAGCAGATAAGGCTGAAACAAAAGCATTTGAAGCGGCAAAGGCACAAGCCGAAGCAGACAAGGCAGCTCTATTGGCTCGACTCGGTTTGACCGAGGATGAACTTAAAACAATTCTCGGATAATGAAGCCGCGTTTATCTAAGTCTGCCATCCAACTTCGAGAACAAATTGACGATGCCTTCCCCGATCGTGATCGTCGCTCGGACTCAGGGGCATACTCTGATGCAAGGCATGCTGCTCGTAAGTCAGACCATAACGCGGATGGCAATGGTTGGGTACGCGCCATCGACATATCTCGCGGTTTATCCGAAGGGCGCGATGTCATGCCCGACCTGGTTAATCAGGTTCGACTATATGCCAAAAAACATGGACGATTTAGTTACATCATATTTGACGAAAAGATTGCTTCACCCATCCTTGGGTGGAAATGGCGGAAGTATCGCGGAATTAACAAACACATCAAACACGCACATTTCTCGTTTCGCAAGGATGCGGACTTGGATGGCTCGTTTTTCAAAGAAATCCCTATGATCGGAGAAAATAGATGAACATGAAAAATCCCCTAATCCTAACTGCAGGTGCATTTCTTTCTGCTTGGGCAGCTTCAAACTTCGATGTCGATTACCGTGCAATTCTTTGGGCGGTTTTAGCAGGTGTCTTTGGTTACGCCACTCCCAAAAAGTAATGAGTCCGCAAGACTGGGCGGCTGTTGTAGCTGTTGCGCTGACCGTTATTGGTTCATTTATTGGTGCGGTTCGATGGTTAGTCAAGCATTACCTCAACGAGTTAAAGCCAAATTCCGGAAGTAGCATGCGCGACCAAATCACCGCACTTGAAGCGCGTGTCGAAACGATTATCCGCATCCTAGAGAGGTAACAATTATCTCATGGCAAGAAAAGCAACTAAGGCGTTAGAGGATCAAGGCTATTCGCAGCTTGAGGCTTATTGCATCGGAATCCATGAATTTTGGAAAGGACTCAAAAAAGCAGGGTTCACAACTGAAATTGCTCTTGCCATCGTTACAGAAAAAAGCGCATACCCTGATTGGTTGTTGCCAACACCTATAAACCCAAACATTCCTGAACCTGACTGGTACGACGATGAGGATGAATGACAAGAATCAAATCTCGAATTTTGGTTATTAGTGACCTTCAAATTCCGTATCATCATGAAGCTGCAGTCAAGAATTTAATCAAGTTAGTCAATCGAGAAAAGTTTGACCTCGTTCTCAACACGGGCGATGAGTTGGACATGCAAGCCCAATCAAAATGGGCGAAGGGAACAGGTTTGGAATGGGAGGGTCAACTCGATGCCGATAGAAGTTTGGCTCAACAAATACTTTGGGACTTACGCACAACAGACATCACTCGAAGCAATCACACAGATCGCCTTTATCACACACTCCTTCGAGGAGCGCCGTCCCTCATAGGTTTGCCTGAGTTGGAATATCCAAAATTTATGGACTTTGCATCGCTCAATATCCGATTCCATAAGAAGCCTTTTGAGTTCCATCCCGGTTGGGTTTTGGTTCATGGGGACGAGGGTTCAATGAACTCCAACGCAGGACTCACTGCACTCGGTTTGGCTAAGAAGTTTGGTAAATCGGTCGTTTGCGGTCACACTCATAGAGCGGGCATAAGTGCCTATTCTGAGGGCATAGGAGGCTCGTACAGGACTCTTTGGGGCGTAGAGGCAGGTAATGTCATGGACAAGCGTAAAGCCTCTTATTTGAAGGCAGGAGCGGCTAATTGGCAAATGAGCGTGGCTATCCTAGAAACCTACGGCAAGAACCTTTCGCCTATGCTAATTCCAATCAACAAGGACGGCTCATTTACCGTCTATGGCAAAACTTATGGATAACCTGATTCGGGACATTTATCCCGTTTATCGGACAATTGATGACTCAATGGATGACAACGAATTGTTACCGTTTCGTTATACAAATAAGCGAGATTTTGTCGGGTAAGTGTGCAACCCTAATCCAGTAGCGAAATCCAGTAGCTGCAAAGGGAGCAAGAAATGGTTATTAACTCATTAACAATCCTCACAGTTGTTGGGGTTTGCATGGCACTTTATTTTTCATTTAAGTTGGGTGTCGAAGTTGGTTACGATCGAGGAGTTGTTGAAGGTCGCAAGGCACTTAGAAAGCAATTTGAGCAGGTTGGTCGATGAAGGCAACTGAGGCGCTAATAAATGCCATCGATATTATGCAAGATCGTGGTCGAATCTACGGTCATCCGAGAATCAATCAAGGTCGGATTGCTTCAAGGCTTACCAATTTATTCGATTACCCAATCACGGACTCTCAAGCTGCACTTGCAATGGTCGAAGTCAAACTCAGCAGAATTCAGGAAACACCTAGTCACATCGACTCCTATGTCGATTGCCTCGCCTACATCGCCATAGCGCTTGAACTTGCAACTGAGGAGGATGAACTTTATGTTTAATCTCAATGATTATGAAACTGTAGAATCTCGAATTGCTAAATTTTGGAAGGATTATCCTGATGGACGGATTGAAACGGAACTTATTGAAGCTGCGACTAATCGATTTATTGTTGAGGCTCGTATCTTTAGAACTGAAGCTGATCCAAAGGCTTGGGCAATCGATTACGCTGCAGAGTCTTTCCGAACAGATTCCAAAGAAGCTGAATTCGCCTTGGAGCGATGTTCGACTTCCGCAATAGGCAGGGCATTAGCGACTGCAGGATTTGCAACAAAGCGACCTTCGCGTGAGGAAATGTCAAAGGTTGCAAGAGTTGAAATGGCTAACAAGAAAGAATATGTTCCTGTTGAAAAAGAAGATGATCCTTGGACAATTAGAACTGTTGAGTCACCCAAAACCGCAGCAGAGGCAGTTGGAATTGTTAAGGACATTATAGGCGCCACCACTGACAAAGATGCTCCTCGTTGCCCTCATGGGGAAATGGTTTGGCATCACGGAATGACAAAGGCAAACCGCGCTTGGGGTCATTTCAAATGCATTGCGGCAGCTACAGGCGAATTGAATCGATGTCCCAAAGGCGAGGATGTAATTTGGTACGAAATAGCACCTGATGGCTCATGGCGTCCACAAAAGAAGCGTGCATAATGGATAACAAAGTCATAATTGCAAAGAACGCTCGACAAACATCGCGAGAAGCTGCTGAACGGGCTTATCCAAAGTCCGGGACTATGCGTTTGCGCGTCTATGAATACATTATTCGACAAGGTTTGAAGGGCGCAACAGATCAAGAAATTCAACGCAATCTCAATTTATCAGGTGACACTGTGCGACCTTCTCGAATTACATTGTTTCAAGATGGATTGATTATTGATTCAGGTGAACGCAGAAAGAACGCAAAGGGCAATGACTGCATCGTTTGGCGATCAGTTGATGAAGGGATGATGTTTTAATGGCTGAAATGATTATTTTTAGCGATGGACAAGCAACCATCATGGGCGGTGAATTGGATGAACCGCAAGAAATTGTTATTTATTGCGAGTTATGCAATGAGCCAGTGGCAATTACTCCTGAGTTTAATGACAAAGTGTTTTTAACTTGCATGAAGTGTCACGCGGTAAGTCACATTAAATTACATACATTGAAAGAAATAGATGAGCCAACAGAGTCGTAAGCATCGAGGTTATGCGACCGAACGCATCGTTGCCAACTACTTGCAGCAGTGGTGGCATGCAGCTAGTGTTGGTCGTGGTCAAGGGAAAGATATTCAAGGTGTCCCGTTCGACATTGAGATCAAAAGTAGAAATTCCCTAGACATAAGTGGAACGCTGCGCCAAATCAAAGCACGCACTGCCAAAACTGGGGAGTTAGGTTTTGCGTGTTTCAGACTCAATGGTCAAGGGGAAGCATCAGTCGGAAATTTTGTCTGCATGTTGACTTTGAGCGATTTGGTGCAGCTGCTGCGAAAAGCAGGTTACACAAAGATTCCTGCAGATATAGATTGGGAAAAGGCATTAGTTCGATGCGATAATTGCGGTAACTGGAAAGTAAAGCATTGGAGTTGTAAAGCCTGTGAGCCAAAGGAAAATCATGCCAACCTATGAATACCGTTGTCCTTTATGCAATTTGCAAATGGAGTTGGAGTTACCGATGGAGCACGATCTAGTTAGATGTCAAGATTGCGGTGCTCAGGCTAATCGCATTTATTCAGCTCCTGGATTAGTTTTCAAAGGGAAAGGATTTTATAGAACAGATAACGCTTAGTCCGACACGCTCATCGCAAGGTGCAAAGAATTAAGGCTTTGACCTGCGGTTATGCGCTAAATGACAAGATTGGATTTGACATGACCATTACACTCAGAGAGCCAGAGCACATCAGGTGCTCAGAGCGAACCGCTCAGCGGTTAGTTCGCTCGGTGGCAATCGTGTTGGGGGGCGCTCTATGCTTCTCCTTCGTATCAGCAGCTAGTGCGACAAACGACTCAACAAAAAGACTCACTTCAAAGCAATACGCTCAAGGACAATTAACAAATGATTTGTACAAATGTTTAAGCGTTTTGTACGGTAAAGAATCAGCATGGAATTGGAAAGCCGTAGGTAACTTAAACGGTACTCAAAGAGTTTATGGAATTCCTCAAGGTAAGTCAGAGTTCCTTAAGACTGCTAATCCATTACAACAGATTGATTGGGGATTGCGTTACATAGGACATCGTTACGGATACACTAAGACTATTGAAGGCATGCAACCTGATACATGTAAAGCCTTAAATCATTGGAAAAAGAGGGGTTGGCATTAGTGCCTAGATTAGGAGCACAATACAAAGGCGATCGATGCAAATTGCCAGTGTTTCATCCAGTCATCTTGGGCATCTATCCA